CCAATTGTCATACCAGTAACAGGTGATACTTCACCATTTGACTGCTTAAATGCATCTGGATAAGCAAAGCACTCAATTGTGCCACCAAAGTCTTCAGTACCTCTAAGTGCAAGATACTTGATGTCATCTGCGTACTGTGCATTCTCTTCAGCGCCTGATGGTGTTTCTGTTACTCCTGTAAGACCATTCCAAGCAACACCTGTACCATATCCAAGATGATAATCAGTAGCTGTTGTGTCTGTTAATGTAGGGAAATAGATACCATTTTTAGTACCTGTCTGATAAAAATGTTCGCCTGTAGCGTCCCATATTAATTTTGCCATATTTTCGTTCCTCCGTTATTTTAGTAATAAATAGTTAATATATCATAGTGCAAATTATTTTTTGAATAACAATTAATTAAACTTGAATTCGGAATATCATTTAATAATTTATCACTACATTTTCTGTTAAAATCTGGATCATCGCTAACAACCATTATCATATAATTTTGTGGATGTAGATATAATCCGTCATCTGCACTAAATCTAATACCATGCTGCCGATTATATATAATGCATGGATAATTAATTTTGTGATTAGATGGGGGCTCGAAATAAAAGTTATTAATTAATCCATTCAATGAAGCCTTCATCTTTTCACTTAGACTTTTACGAGTTGCCATTATATAATCCCCCTACTGATAAAATGATTCTAGGCCATTGAAATTCAATGCTAGTCACGCGCCATTTATCTCCACGTACTATTACATATTTTATCATAGCACCATTCTTGTTAATAAAATCATTTGCAAGAATGCTTATACTATGGTTAAATGTTAAATCATCTATAGTCTTATTAGCTTCTGACCAATAAGCCATTTGATTTCTCATAAGTTCACCATAATAAGGTTTTTCAGTAAATGACTCTTTCCATTTATCTGGATACTCTCCATCAGAAGGCGGATTCTGTTTGGCAAAACCTACAATAACTCTTATTCTCGCTCCCATTTTGAATTTTTACCTTTCTTTAGCCACCTACTACAGGTTCAGCAGCACCAGCAACTGTATGTCTTACAACAAATGCTGACTTAGGCTTTGTTAATGCACCAGAAAGTCTTGTCTCAATAAGATACTTTTCCTGGTTATAATCAATATCAAAGTCAGAGAATGTATTTACAGCGCCGCCCTTATCGATACCGATTGAGTAGTCCTGAAGGTCCACAATGATAGCATCAAGAGTATGAACAACATTATCAGAATCCTTAATTGTGTAATTTTCCATTACTGGAACCGTTACAATTTCCTTAACTCTAAATGCTCTTGCAACATCCTCTTCGTCCTTGTAAAGTCTATGACCGATACCATCCTTCATGAGTAAGAAAGATGTTAAGATGTCTTCTGTTGTGAACATTGTAAGATTTCCAGATCCTCTATAATTCTTTCTGTTAAGAAGTACAGTTTCAAGCATTAAATCGCATCTCTGGTCTCTAGTACTATTAGCTGGATATACTGTATCTAGATTCATAGCATAGAGGCCTTCACCCTTACCCTGTGGTGATACTTCAGGTCCTTCTGTATCAAGGGCAATCGCTCTAATGCAATCTGGCTTAATCTTGTCGCGTGAAGAAGCTGCTCTTCCATCACCAATAAGAATAGCTCTAGCAATTTCCTCATCAAGCATCATTCTCATTTCACTCTTAATCCAGAGTACAACGTCAAAGTCCTTGATATCAATGATATCATCTCTATCAAGCTTCTGCTTCTTATAAATTGTCTGAGGAGATGTCTGTCTCTTTAAGAGTGTGAAGATTTCTTCAACCTTCTGCTGACCCTTAATGTAACCCCTTGCTCTTGCTTCGTCGGCTGTAATATCTGCAGTGGTTGTCTTAATTCTTGAGAAAGGAGTGTGCTTTGTTCCACCCATTACCTTAGCAACCCACTTGGTTTCTCTCTTAAGAAAATCAGGTGGTGTGTTAAGTTCCTTCGCATCTGGGAATAACCAGTCAATGTTTTCAATACCATATTCGCCTGCATGCGCAAGAACTGATTCTGAGAACTTTCCGTATGTCGGAGCGTCAGCAATAGTATCTGCTTCAAAGGCCGCCATATCTGAATGAGAAAGTGTCTCACCTTCATCATATTCGTCATCTAAATATTCATCGTCGTAAAATGCATTGTGCTTCATATCTTCTTTGTCCTCCATATCAATATTATCATTTATTGCATCAATGATTACAGCACTAGCAGCTGTTCTTTCTGCCGCTGTTGGTAAACTGTTAATAAAATCAGCGAAATTTTCGTCTTCTAGAACATCTTCTACTGACATATCATTATCGATCGCGTCATCAATAATGTCTTCTATTTCGCTTCGATCTTCTTCTGACATTTCATCGTATACATCCATTACATTTGCATCATCAATTCCAGAATGCTCGATGTCTTCTTCATCTTCATACTCTTCTTCATCATCTTCGTATTCAGAATCGTCGTCATCGTCGTATTCTTCTTCATCATCTTCGTCATCATATTCAGAATCATCCTCATACTCTTCGTCGTCTTCATCGTACTCAGAATCGTCATCTTCTTCATCTTCATACTCTTCGTCGTCTTCATCATACTCAGAATCATCTTCATACTCGTCTTCGTAATTCTGGCCGTCTTCGCCCATTAGCATACCTCCTTCTGAATGTAACAGGTAATCGTCGCCAATATATATAACTGCTTCATCATCAGACATGGTAGTTCCGTCTGAATGTGCTAATGAAACGTTATCAATATAGGCTCCAGGGTTTGCTCCAGATAGTACTAAGCTTAATTCTCTTATTCGACCATGAAGAACATCTCTGTTAGCATTCTGTGTTAAATTGTTTGCATATATAGATAAAGAAGTTACGTCACCGTTTCTAACTAATTCTTTGGCCATCTGTCCCTTTGGAGAATTGTTAAAATTACAATAAGCGTACACTCCTTCGTCTCTATTTTCTAATAGTGCATGACCAAGTACCTGACTTGGATCATCATGCATATGCTGCCATACTAGTGGTACCTTTGCACCATCATCGTCAGCAAATGCATTTCTGCGGATCGTTCTGCCATCCGAACACTTTAAATCGTTTCTGGTGGCCCACCCGCTAAAATCAAACTTAAATTTAAATTTTCCCATTTTGATTTTTACCTTTCATTAAGTATTCACCGGCGTTCCATCCTCGTATACAAATCCACCATTACCGTCTTCAAATACGGGAACTCCGTTTGAATCCGTAAATCCGCCATTTGAATCTCTATATATTACTATATCTTCTTGTTCTGGTTCTGGTACTTGATTAGCTGCCGTCGAACCATTACCTTCATCCGGCATCATTTCTGACGTATTTGCTGGTGTAATTGTAATATTACTCTGGTTAATATTCTTATTTCTAAGTTCATCAGCTGCTTCATTCTGTACAGGTTTAAATCCAAGCATACTTCTGATTTCGTTTGAACTAAGTATTTCGTTACGTGTTAGACTATCTGCCAAATCAGCAATAGAAGTAAACGGAATAAGGCGGAAGCTTTCGGTGAAGTACATAATATCTTGCATTTGACTTCTAGCCGTTTTGCTTAGGAATTTGCGTCTTGTTTCGTCCACTATCGCTGATAGGATAGGCTCTACAATTCTCGTGTTATAGTTCTGCATCGCTAAGTTATCAGCGGTTCCATTAATTACCTCAGGTGTTATTCCAAGTTGCGTGTAGAACTCTTCAGTTAAATACTGTATCTGTTCGAGTAACTTGTTTTCGAGTGGCCTATTGAGCTGCGTTATCTTCTCAGTCGAATCTATATACGCGATTCCATACTTAGATTCACCTAATTGTTTTTGAATATCCTGTCTTCTCTGATCAGCCTGCTGTTGCTTCATAGGTGATTTAACAGAATATGGTAACTGAATAATAACATTAAGTTTTCCTGATGCTAGAGCTTCGTCCATAGTATCAAGTAATGATAACTTTCTCTTAAGTCTTGAGAATGTTGAGTTCGGCTCATTCATAACGCTATAGAACGGATTTTCAATAATGGCTACAGTTTTCTTATGATAATATAATTCCTGAAATTTTCCTTCTCTGTCATTATATATTCTTACTTTGACATGATTCGGTCTCCATTCAATTATTTTACCAACTCGCATGGATTCATAAACTATATTACTAGTCTCATCAATGTCGTCATCAGTATCGATAGGACATATAGCAACAGTGCCATCATCTAGCATCGTCTGTACTATATCTTGCAAGAAAGCTCTACTAGTTTGGTCCTTATTAGCTTCAACATTAAATATATAATTCAATGAAGAATTTATAGTAGCTAAATATCTACCATTCTGGTCTAAGCGTACGTGATATATTCTGTTCTGTACAACATCAAGAGCTATTCTATTATATATAGAAGTTATTATTGTTTTTTCATTACCTCTGGTAAATCTGGAACGGTCAGGACGAACATAAGATGCCATTCCTAATTCTGTCCCAACCATTGAATAATCATTTACAGTTGGATCTTTATTCATAAAAGCATTCCAACCTCTTTTAACTTTATCCCAAAATCCCATTTTGAATTTTTCCTTTAATTATTATTTAGTGTTTAAGTTCTCAATCTCCATTTTTTCGCATCATGATCATATTCACTATGCTTTTTTAAATTTTCGTACTTTTTATAGATTTGTTCATTTAAATAATCGTCCCGATATCTCGGTCTATTTCTTTTAAAATCCCATCCGATTGGTGTTTCAACGTCATAATCAGGTTCCTTGACTCTCTTTAACGTAGGTCCAGTAAGTCTAGGACCGGTAGGTCTAGGGCCGAAAGACCCAGATCCGCTAGGACCAGTAGGTCCTTTAGGTCCTTTAGGTCCTCTAGATCCACTAGATCCGGAAGGTCCTGTAAGTCTAGGCCCAGCAGGCACAATTCCTCTTCCTCTCTTACGTAAAGCACGTCCTATTGCATAACCAGCCACGCCAGCTCCTGCAACGCCAGCAGCACCAGCAACTCCTAGCGCGATATTTCTTCTACGTCTTCTACGTCTAGCTCTTCTTTCTTCTTCTGTCATTTCATCATCAGCATGATAAAGTTCCATACCATCGTAATAGCCATCCGAATATGCTGAATGATATATATCATCTATAATATTTGCTAATTTCCTTCTGCGCTTATTATATTTTGGTGTATAATTAGATATTGCATCTGCAGCACGTTCAGCCTCTCTTCTAATTGACATTGTGGTTGCACTTGGCTTAAAATTATTATATATTCCCTTACCAACTTTTCTTACACCATTGCCGATATTGTTCATCATCTGACTATCAGATCTTAAATGATTAGTAACTTTATTTCTAATTTTATCATTATTAAGAGCCAATGCGCCACCAGCAGCAACGCCTGCACCTACCAATAAACGCTTTCTATTTCTTTTGCGTTTTCTATTAATTTTCGCTTCTCTTAATGCTAATTCATCATCGTAGTAGCCCATAAATTGTTACCTCCGATTAATATTTGTCACTTCTATATCTTGGCTTGTTCCTTTTAAAATCCCATCCGATTGGCTCTTCAATATCACTAGGATCTACATGAACTCTCTTTAATTTAGGTGCCGGAAGTCTAGACACAGTAGGTCCTGGAAGTCCAAGTCTATTTCTCTTTCTTCTCTTACGTAAAGCAAGAGGAAGCGCTATACCAGCGCCTAATGCAGCTGCACCGGCAGGAATTCCTACACCTAATGCTACTGCTCTTCTACGCTTTTTGCGTCTAGCTCTTTCCTCTTCTGTCATTTCAGTGTCTGCATGATAAAGTTCCATACCGGCATAATAACCGTCTAAATAACCATCTGAATAAGCTGAGTGATAAATTTCGTCTTCGTAATACATATTGTTACCTCCTAAATTTGTTTATTTAATTATTTTTTTCCATGCCTGGTGGTGCCTCTCCATTTCAGCACCTCTTCTTTTCCAGTATTGATAACGTTTCTCCAATGCGTCGTGCCTCTGTTGCCACACCTTCTCTGAATGGCGTTTATCGGCAGCTGCAATTCCAGCACCCAATGCGATCACGCCAGCAGGTACTCCGACTCCTAACGCGATGTATCTTCCGAGTCTTCTACGAGCTCTACGTTTGGCTCTTTCTTCTCTAGTTTCTTCATCAGAATGATAAAGTTCCATGCCAGCATAATAACCATCTAAATAGCCGTCTGAATATGCTGAGTGATATAAATCATCCTCTAAATTTGAATGTTTTATGTTTTTTAAACCTTTTCTCCATTTTCCCATTAACTCTTCGTTAAGATTATCGATATCTTCCACGACGTTATTGGGATTATTCACTTTCTTCTTTCTTTTAAAGAATACTTTATTTTTTGATTTATTCTTTGACTTCTTTTTAGGTTTAATTGGTTCTGCTGTATTTCCTTCGTTAGTAGCGGGACCTCTTCCAACATTTTTAACTACTTTCTTTTTTATTTTGACTTTCTTTTTAGGTTTAATAGATTCCGTTGCATTTTCTACATTAACAGCAGGTCCTTCTTCTGGTGCATTAACTTTTTCGAAGTAATTATTTAACTTCTTTCTAGTACTATTTTTCATACTGAAGTCTTTTACGCCAGGACCTCTTTCAGTGTCTTTAATCACAACTCTTTTTGGAGATGCCTTATTTATTTTGACATTTTTTACACCGGGACCTCTTTCAACGTTTTTAATAACAACTCTTTTCTTAGCTGATGTTTTTCTTATGGCTTCACCTAGCAAGTTATCCTTGTCTTTGTTTAGAGCTTTCACTGCATATGGAACAGCACTGCCGACAGCGGCTCCAGCACCCAATGCGTATTTTCTTCCGTCGATTAACGGTCTTGCCAACGGATTAGATGAATCTGCCAAACGACCATAATCATCAGTAATGCCGGCTCTGTTCAATGCTAAATCATAAGCACCACCCGCCATACGTTTTCCACCGTGAGCAGACATAACGGAACCTACAACTTTTGGAGTAAATCTTAAATTCACTTTTCCGCCACTTAATTTTCTAGCAGCGTATCCCCCAAACATTCCTACACCAGCACCTGCAGCGGAAGTCAAAGCTCCTCCAACGATATCTTTTCTAGCTTTTTTTCTAACGTTGCCGTATTTTCTATATCCTTCTTCGGTCAACTCACCATTTACTTTTTGATATCTACTCATATGCGTTTTCCTTTACTCAAACATATCTTTGTTTAATTTGTATGCAACCCAAGCATCCATCATAGCAGCTACATTATCAATTTTTTCTTCATGACGTTTCTTTTGCAATTTTCTATTGCCGTTAGTATCTTCATTAACAACGCAGTTACCCATTGCGAATTTCATTAAGTTTTCATCAAATAATATCATTTTTTCTCTTGCTAAATTTTTCAATTCACCCAATGGTACTGATTCTGTTCGTGCACCCTGTATAACTTTCGTAACACCAAATTCTCCGTTTTGCTGAGTCCATAGATCAACGAAATCTTTAGCATTATATGGATCATATCCAAAGCAACAGACATCATATTGTTTTTCCATTATAAACTTATCGACATCTTCATATACTAACGTCATATCTAAAACTACACCATCCATAACTATTAGTGAACCTTCATCAATAAAGGTATCATATTTTAATTTCATGGCTGGCTGTAATCTTCTATAAGTTCTTTCTGAAATATAGCTTCTTGTTTTAATTCCTATGCAACCATTCGTTAGTGGAAATAAAAACGTGAATGCACAGAAGTCATCTCCTTGGGACAGATCAGCTCCTAAAGCACAACGCATTTGCCAGTAATCTCTTTTCTCATGTGGTAATGTTTCCTCATATGTAAAGAAATATGTTGAACCTTCCATTGGGATTCCAAATCTCTTGGCAAGGATATCATTCTTAGTAGCAGGGGCGTTTTGAGCTCTTTCAACGTCCATTTGGTATGCTTCATATGATACCGTCTTTCCAATATTCGGATTTGCTTTAATCCATTTTGACGGATCACCTACTTCTGATATGTCATCCAATTTATACCACCATATAGATGTTTGTGGTGCATAGTATTCTCCTTTAAGAATACTCATTAATTCCAACTTAATTGTATCACCAGGACCATTTCTTACGGTTCCTTCCGATGATGTTGCAAGTATAATATAATCTAATATCTGGCCTTTCGAAGCACCCTGTTCTATAGCACCCATAACGTCATCATTAATAGTACCTGATAACCATTCATCGATGGTTGCATATTTAACTCTTAATCCTTGCAACTTATGTATACTCATTGGTCTAACTTCTAATAAAGAGTTTGTAAATAAATTTTCTATTCCCTTTTTCGTGGATACTAGTTTAGGTCGCGTTGCTTTACTACCGGTTGTATTTTGAATAGAGCCCATTGTTAAGAACTTAAATAATGGTCCACGACTTCTTATAAGTGCAGTTCTTAATGGATCCATTACTTCTTCGCTCTGTTTCATTGTTGGAGCAGTTGCTACTTGATGTGTTGTATGTTTATCAACTACTAATCCATATGCTTGTATGCAAGTATCATACAAAGATTTAGCGGCACCTCTTCCAACTATTAAATATTGTTTTTTTCTTAATCTTTGTTTTATTTTTCTTATTTCATAGTGTACGCCATAATTATCGGCTATAGGTACCTGCGCGTCTATAAAATAATACCAGCCTAATAAATCTTCACCCCATAACTTAAAAGATGGTAATAAGTTTAATTTAGATCCATCTGTTAAACATAATTCGTTTTCACAGAATTGTACCCATCCTTCAACTGCTTGATCATCATAATAAATTCTAGGGTCTGATATTAAATTATCTATTAGATTCATTTGCATTTCAATTTCATGGCATACAGGTATTTCACCGCGTAGTACTTGATCTCTGAACATGCCATAATATTTTGGTGTTGCGGTATTACTTAGCATTTTTATTAATGTCCTTTTTAATCCTTTTTACCAAACTTAATATTATTTATATTTTTTTGTTTGCCACTCTTATTACCGAAAATACCATTAACAAATTTCATTTCTTTTTCTGCGCGATCTCGTACTTTTGGATCATCAGATGATAAATCTTTCGATAGTTTTCTCATTAATTTAGAAGCATTCCACTTTGCAGCGGTTGTCTCATCATCAATGAAGTCTAATATATTATCTCTATTCTTCTGCTTTTCCCATTTAGCTCTGCGCTTTCCGCCTGGATCGAATATGAATATTCCATGCTTATTGAGAATACCGCTAAGAATTACACCCACTGATGTAATCGATCCCACAGTTAGTGCAGTATTTTTTATGGAATTAAGAACATCATTATAACTATCATTTCTGCTTGGCCCATTAGGCCTACTATCTTTCATTGGAGGACGATCATATGATTTGGGTGGATTATTATTTCTTCTATCGCCATATCTGTCATCTCTTCTGTCTCTTCTATTGTCGCGTCTATCGTCTCTTCGATCCCTTCTATCGTCTCTTCTATTGTTTGGCGCTTCTACAATTCTGTAATTATTATTTCGATTTTGTGGCTGATTATATTTTCCGGTATGTCTTGGAGATCCTCTATATTCATCTTCGTCTTCGAATATATGTTTGCCCCATTGCATACCTTCTCTGCCATAGTGCATTAATTCGTCGTCATTCATATATTGTTCCTTTCTTATACATAATGATTTTCTTCTCCAGTTTTACCGGTTAATGTTTTAAAGCGATTATACTCATACTGCATATTTAATCTAAACTCTAATTCAGAAATATGCTGATTAAGTGCCGCATTTACCGCTGAACTCAATGGAGGGTCAAATATCATACGTACTTTAGCATACATATAACTAACGACGTCAGCAAACGCTGGGAAATCTTCACCCAAATAATCGGTCCAAGTAGTTTCAGAACCATTAACCATAAAAGAATCAGGTCCTACTCCTAACTGCCGCAATATAACTATTACGGTATTAATAGCATCCAATATTTGATTGTCGAAATCAGTGTCTTCGGTATCTATACCTAGCTGCAATTTTACATCATCTAAAATACTACCTGTCATCATTAGCCTCCTTTCTGTATCAGCCAAGGACTTGTATCATTAGGGGATCGCTCTACTATACTAGTGTCTCTTAGTGTACTTTTATTTCCATAGTGTATTGCATTATGGGTATTTAATGAAACTGATATTAGATTATCCATATTTAATAATATATCTAAATTTCTATTTATAATGTCTTCTTTAGTAATAGGCATTATATGGTGAACTATAATTATATCGCCATCAGGTATTGGATGGTCAAGGCAACCCAAGTCACATCCATCGTCTCGAATTATAACTTTGTTTCTAGTAGATAGCCATTCTTCGGATCGATAAAATGCCTCGACTAGTTGCCTATCCCAACCGAAAGTTTCTTGACCGACCGTGCCAGTAATTTTTAAATATTCAAATCGCTCAAGAAATGTAGAAAGCAAAGCCAGTTCTGCATAGGACTTTTTATTCATTTTGATTGACTCCTCCTTCATACATGGTCATTGCTTTCATTGCATTTTCATATAATTCTTCAACCTTCTTAGCAGATTGAAGTGCTTCAGTCTTAGCATTTATAAGCTCTTTCTGAAGTCTTAGTATCTCAAGCTGCTCACTACGTTCTTTTTCAGTTGCTGCTAGTTTCAAGTAATGAGTTATGACTTGAGATGATGCCGTGCCCTCCCTTAATTGCTTTTCAGCTAAATCAACTGCTAAGCCAATCATTCTTTGCTCTTGTACCTCAGGATTTTGGGCAGGCTTTAATGTGATATTTGATTGTGAATCTGACTTATTCATCCTGATTATTCTACCTCTTTATATACTATATCATACCAGAATCTTATGGGATGCATAAGACTTTTACGAAGGAAATGAACACCAATATAAACACTACTAAACATTAAAAGGAGACAAAAATTAATATATAAAATCATCCGATCATTCTGCTTATGCATCCTACAAGATTCTGGTATAATATTATTACTTATTGTAATTTACTGGTTTATGTGAATCAATATTATAAGGCTGATTTAGGCAATCATTGCATGTATCACTGTCTTCTGGTTCGTTTTTATGACTACATGTCTTACAATAATCGCAATAATAAACCTCTTTGCAGCCCTCAGTGACTTCGCCGTCCATAATGCCACCTCCAAAATGTCCCGCCGGAGATTTTTCAAAG